CATGTAAGCCTAATGCAAGGCTTGTCATTTCTTCATCTTTACCAAACCAATCATTTTTTTCTTGCCAAGCCGTAGCTTTAGAGTCTGGTTTAAATGAAGGTTGTTCATTTTGTTGTATATATACAGGGTTTTCTGGATCTTGTCCAGCATTTTTAAACTGAGGTCTATATTGTTGTAATTGAGATAAACGCATTTGAGCATCATTCATCTTAGTCTGAGCTTCTATAATCTTTTCAGAATCGCCTAAATCATATGCTTCACGATAATCTCGTTTAGCTACAGTAAGCTGTTGTTCTAATGCATTACCAACTACTTTTACATATTCTTCTTCTCCAGAGCTTAAAGAAGATTTAAGTTTTTTATTTTCATCAGCAACTTGTTGTGCATATTTAATTGCTTCTTGACGTTCACGATCAGCTGCTTCTTTAGCACGTCTTTCGTCATGCCAAACTTTTTTAAGCTGAGCCATACGTTGTTTAACACGTTCAGAATAATCTTCTAATGTGTCATTTTCTAGTTCTTCGACTTTTTCTTTAGGTAAAGGTTCTTTGCCTCTATCCGCAGCTGGAATATCGTCTTCAATTTCAAGATCAATATCATCTCCCTTAGCTTCTATCTTAACTTCATTTTTAGGCGCTGCTTCTTTTAATTCAACTTCTTTTTCCTCAGATACTTTACTACCTGGTATTTCGTCATCGTCTGGATATTCAAAAACAATATCTCCATCTTTTACGTCAGCCATATATTACTCCTTATGCGCGAGTGTAGCCACGAGGATCTTCAACAACCCCCTCGACTGTATCGTCGTTAATAATGCGGAATTCTCTTCCGTGGATTTTAAATCTTGTACCTGCGTATGCACGTGTCAAAACAAAATCACCCTCTTTACACCATGGACCTGTAGGAAATCTAGTCTCATCTTTATAAGCTAGGTCACCTACTTTTACTACAAATAAAACTACAGTTGAATGTTCTTCTATAGTTCTAGTTGAATCTGCTTTTACAATACCGCCTTTATATGTTTCTGACGCATCGGGAATTGCACAAAGTATCTTGTATCCTTTAGGCTCAGGTAACTGTAAACCACGTTCTTCAATTGGTATATCATCTACTGCTACTGCATCTACGCTTGGAATATGAACTGGTCGACCGCTTGCATCAACTATGTTCTTATTCATTGTGAGTATGTCACTCATCTTCAAATGTCTCCATTCTTTGTGCAAGGTCTTTAATCATACTTTCTGCGACGGATAGACCTCGTACATATCCGACCATATTTGAATACGAAGCAAAATCTTTTGCTGCTCCGTCTCCTAAATTTATTAAAACTGTTTTGCGCTGATCATCTATTCGAGACAATAATAGCTCTAGCGTTTGGTCCATGTGTTACTCCTCAGTTAATTGTGTATCCTGTTCTTGTACTTGTTCTTTTTCAGAAAGTTTTAATCCTATTTCTACTCCACGAGCATTCTGATCAGCTTCTAATTTATCTTTATCAAATGCAGATTTAGCTCCAAGTTTAGCGCCTTCAATTCTTTCTTGAGAATCAATTTTTTCTTTATCCAGCATTAATCTTGCTTTGTCTAATTCAATATCAGCCATAGTTTTTTGCTCTTTAATCATAACTTCTTTTTCTTTAATAGCTAGTTCTTGTTGTTGCATTTGAATTAACGGATCCTGAGCTTGTTGTTGCGCTTGTTGTTGAGCAGTTTCTTTTTGATTAAGTTGTAATAATTGCTCAGCAGCTTGTGCTGTAAGTTTAGATAACTCAACTTCAACTGTTTCAGGTAAAGTATCATCAGGAGCAGGAAGTGATGCTCCTAATTGTTTTTCTATTTGTTGTCTGTAAGCAAAGGCAATGTGTTCATTAATGTGAGCCATTGCAGCTGCTTGTATTACTTGAGCTTGAGGATTTTGACCTATAAGTTGCGCAATCTTAGGATCTTGCATAGCAGTCATATGTACTCTAATGTGAGCTTCATGATCTTGATACATAAATGCTTTAACAGGTTTACCGTTAATAATATTCATATTTTCTGATACAGGATCTTTTGGTTTTTGATCATCAGCACTTGGTATAAGTTTACCTATATTCTTAACCCCTAGTACTTCTAACATTTGTTTGTTTAGTTCTACTTGATCATATATTTGTGGATTAGCTTGAGCCATTTGCATAACTGCTTGATACTGTACAACTTTTTGTGACATCGTAGCAGCGTTTGGATCAGAGACCGGAATAACATCTACATTATCATAGTCAGATTGTTTAGCACGTCTATCACCTACTTCTGGTTCATAGCTGTATTCTGTAGGGGTGTAGTCACGAATGATACCTTTAAGTAATTTAAACTCTTGTTTCATTGCATAGTAAATACGAGCTTGAACTGCACTCATTACTTTCAATGTTCTTTCTAATATTGCAAGAGTTGTGCCTACAGGTGAGTTAGCACTCATGTCAGATACTTTCATATCTGCAGCTGAAGCAAAGCGTCTACCTTCTTCAATGATTTGATTCATTAATTGGTTAAGAACTTGACTTGGTTCTTTGTAAGGCAACGGTAAAATGTTATCGCGTATTGCACCTGATGGTACATCTACATCTCTAAATTCACCTGGAGCAATTGGAGTGTCATCGCCTTTAATTCTTAAACCACGTGATTTAAGTCCACCTGGCAAGTTTGATAGAGTGCCTGCATCAACTAACTGACGTAAAATCATCGTACCAGATTTAGCAAATGCTCCAATTAAATGAATTAAACCAAAGCAATAGAAACCAAAACCCGGTATGTAACCGTAGTGTACAAAGTGTTGACGCTTAGTTTTTAATTTATCGTCTGGATTCCAATTACGACGAATTGCTAATATAGTACCTGTACCTTTTTCAATTGTTATTACATAAGGTAACGCAATGCCATCTTCGCTATCGCCATTTTCTAAATCAATATTAACATGCATTTCAAGGATCTTATATCTATCATCCTCTGTAGGATTAAATCCTAACTTCTCTGCAATCTTTTTTTCAGCCTCATCAATATCTGAATAAGGTTCACCTAAATCTACGTCACGATAAAAACCTGCTACTTGTAGTTTATGTAATTCATTTTTTGTTTTGCGCATAACATGTGTGACACGTTCTGCTGTTTCTAAATTAGATGCGCCGTATGGAACTACAATATCTTCAGCAGGAACATACATTGATACTTGGCGTTCAATGTTAGGATCGTAATAAACTTTTTTAAATGAGTTACCAGATAAACCTAGTCCCCATAACATGCGTTCATGTTCAGGTCTATACTCAGGCATCATGTCTGTAAGCTGATAGTTCATATCATCTTTTACACGTTCGGCAGCATCTTCTTTTTCTTTTGTTTGCTTACCAACGATTACTGTTTTAACTGGACCTGCTGCTGGAAATGTCTCCATCATAGTTTCAGCTTGAAACTTCACAAGCGCTTCTGTCATTAAGGGATGGTAAACATTGCATGCGCCGGGCCACGGTTCTGTTCTGTCTTCAACTTTTAAACCTAATAATTCTAAGCCATCTACATAAGTTGTTAACCAATCTTTTCTTGAATTAATATCGGCATCATATTCACCCATTAAATCACCTGACAACTCAGTCAACTGACCTTCATCCATATCTTCTGCTAAGTTTGCATTGAACTCATCATCTTCTTCTTTACCAGGCACAATGGTAATCTCCATGCTGCCATCATCTAAAGTAACGCTCTCAGGATTTTCAATTTCAATACTTAAATCAGGCTCACCCATTGCTAATTCTTCTAAGCCCTGAGGAGCTTGTGATAAACTTTTATCCACATTAATTGCCATATTTTATCCTTTTATTCCGTGTCGTTGATTCCATCTATCTTCATGCCAAAACCATATACGCCTGTAAGTTTCTACTCGATCATGTCGTCTTTTGCTCTTGTTTGATACTCGCATTTTAATAAAGCGCTTCCTACCACTAAACAAACCTTTGACGCAATAAACAATCATATCGCGTATAATCTGTTTCGAGAACTTCTAAATCCTGGTATATCTTCAGGTTCATCATTAGGTAATCTTATGAACCCGCCTTGCCTAAATCTCATTAACGCCATAGTGGTGCTATCCACTTGGTCATCATTAGCACCTGATGGGAAGTCATTACATTCCTCAATCAACTCGTGTGCCCACCTTTTATCAGGAGCCCACACTATACCAGATCTGAA